ACCCAAACCATCAGATACTTTTAGTTTCTCTTCTAGTTCTACTTCTTCTTTGATACCAAGACGCTTCATATGTTTCTTAACAATATCTCTTGCGTCACCATTTGGATTCTTTTTACCAGCAACATATAAGTCATCAAACAACTCATCATCACCAATAAGTGCATAGAGTTTATCTGAAGCGTCATCACCTTCTTTACCAAGTTTAATTGGTTTGGACATAAGTTTCTTCAACTCTGCCTTTGCCTTTGGTGAATCTGGAAGAGCCCATGTGCCTTCTTTGATGTCATCAATAGATGCACCCATATCACCGATAGCAAATGTTACCTTGCCATCTCTTTTGTATAGGAACTTCTTAACTGCACCTTCATTACCTTTAGTTACGAGAGTAATCTTTTCAACTCTTCCCTTGTTTACCATGTTTTTTGATTTAACAACATAATCAACAAAGTCTTTACCTTTACTGATTGTAGAACTGGTTTTAAGTTTTACTGTAGAACCCTTCTTTAGTTTGTCAAATGCCTTGACTAGTTTAGGATCATCCATCTTCATCTCATCAAGTTCTAGTTCTTCTTGTGTTAGAACCTTTGGACGAAACTTCTTCATAACTTCATTGTGATATTTGGTCATATCTTTATTACCAGCATCCACATAAAGTTCGCCATTCGTAATATCATCATCGTTAATATCAAATGACATTAGTTGAATACCATCAAAGTATTGTTTAGCTTTCATAGCATCATTTTTATTTCTGAACTTATATTCTACATACTCAACCTTTTCATCAAGAGCAACCTCTTCTTTCATCTCATCATGTGAGATGTTTGCATAGAGAGACTTCATCTTTTCGTGTGTGCCAGATAGTTTGTTCTGCATCCACTCTGGGAACTCTCCACCACCTTGAATATGTTCCATCATTTTCTCAGCAGCATATTCGATGAACTGAAGTTGATCCATTGCCATAGAACCCTCATCTGGTGATGCAGGCTCCATATCCTCTGGTGCTTCGTTCACTCTTTGAAGAACTGCTTTAACCTGTGGATGGTCAGACAATCCCTTTTTAATCTTCTCAATAGCGTTTACTGCTCCAGTATAATTACCACCTTTGTAGCGTTTATCTGTTGCAATACCAATTGCCATCTTAATTTCTTTTGGAGAATATCCCTCTCTAATCTGAAACAGGATTTCTCTCATTGATTTGTTGTATCGAGTCATGTTATTTTTCCCAAATTTTAAGTTTTAGAGTTCCGTTCCCTTTAATGAGTCGGTGATATTCCTCTTTGTTAATATAATATAATTGTCCTGCCTTCAATTCTTTAGGCAGTTTATTATCCATTTGTAGTTGCCATCCGTTACCAGACAACACTGCGATTTCTCTGTCATTTCTATCACGATGCCAAACCAGCTCTTCCTCATTAAGTCCTTCTGCGAAAGTTCTGATAATAGCACCATCTTCTAAGATAATATCCTCATATGGATTTACCAATAGAAATTTCCTCCACCACTCAAACCAAGTTGTTTTGCATAACGAGGTAGGTTACAACTCCAGTATCCAGCCTTCGTCTTGTCTTTTTGTTGGTCACAATTATGACGAGCAGCAAATGATTTTCTTGCTTTCTTGTCATCCAACTTTACTTTCAGTCCAGAAGTATCACCAAATGTGACTTTCTTGACATTACCTGTCTTTGGATCTTTGACATACACATAGTATTTCTTAGGCCCGCCGACTTTTGGTTTGTTTAGTTCTACATCCTTTTCTTCAAACATCATAGGACAATCTAGTGGAACTGGTTGTCCTTGATAGTAGTCCATCTTTCCAAGATCACCTTCCATCAGTTCTTTGTCAAAACCTACTGGATTGTAGACACCCAACTTATAGGCATCTCTCTTCTCTTGGAAGAACTCGTAATACTTTTCTGAACCTACACGATAAATGTTAGATTCAATAAGACTTGAAGTCTCACACTCATTGCAACAATTTGGTGTTCCACAATCCAAATGTTCCTTGAATGAGAACTTTTTTACTTCCTGTCCTGGCGTCATCTTTTGAGTCATCTCCCTTCTGGCATCTGTGCCAACTTCACGAGGGTCTTCAACACTTTCTTTTGAAGTGTCTGTTGCCATGAAACGACCTCTTCTCAAAGTCTTAAATGGAATCTTTACTTCTCCTCCAAAAATCTCTTTGGGGCCGATAATCTTCAAAGTGACTACTTGTGTATTATTGTCAATGTTTACGAGTTCAAAATCAATCTCATTATATTTCTTACCTTTGTAAGACATATCAAATCCAGTTATAAGTTTCTGAACTTTACCACCAGCGACTGCCTGTTTTGCTCTTGCCTCTTCTAGTTCAAAAGATTCACTCTTACCTTTATGTTGTTTCCACAAGTCTGCATCAGCAGTTGTTCTTGTCTTACCGCCCGTAATGAAAGAGTTCACTCTTGCATGACCCCATTGCTCTGGGGTTGTTCCTGGCCTGTGTCCAGTTCTCCATGCAGCAACACCACGATTATAAACTTGTTTCAAAATAGATACTGAGATACCAGATGCTTCTGCTTTCTTTGCAAGAGACTTATCTGCATTTTCTAGAACAGTCTCTTTATATAAATCTGGGAACTTCTTCTTCATCTTGTTTGTGTAAGATGATGGTTTAGTTTTTGCACTTGCATCGCCTGGTGCTGGTTTGTATGCAGATGGGTCATCATCATCCTTTTCCTTGCCCTTATTGAAGTGTGCATCTCTTTTGTCTTTAGTAGACTTTGCCATCTCATCACCTTCAGCATCTTTTGCAAAATACTTGGCAGGCTGAGTTCCCTTCTTATCTTTAATATCTTTGTCTTGTTTACCTTCTGGAACACAGTTGGGAACATCTTTCCCATCCTTCTTTTTCATTCCAACTTGTTTGAATCCATCCCAACAATCTTCGTATTTTGTCTTATAAACATCTGCAAGTTCTCTGCCATCAATACCATTCATAGTTCTTGCAATCTGTCCGGCATAATATTCAATGGTGTGTTTTAGTTTACCACCAGTTTCTTTCATCTTTCTGTCGATGACAGATTTCATCACTTCAACTGCTTTTTCGTAACCTTTCTTTTTGGTTGTCTTAGCGAGAACCTTTTGAATAAGTTGTCCAGTTGTCATCTCAAGAAGCTCATAGAGCCACTTCTTATGCACAGTTCCGTCCTCTTCAGCAAAAGTCACATAGTTTGTTCCTCTACGAATAACTTTTCCTGTTACACCAGAGTATGAATCTGTAACCTCATCTCCAATGTTTAGGATTTCTCCACGAACATACATATCTCTAAACACATCTTCTTCTGTCAATACATCTGTTTTAGAAACAAATGATTCACGAATACCCATATGTTTTCTTACATCTGCGAATAACTTTTTACCATCTCCAAATCCTCTTGGAAGTCCAAGTTTGAATTGTTCAAAATCATTTGCAGATGCAGCGGCTCTCATCTTAGATGCAGACATACCAGTAACACCTTCTGCATCTGGGTCACGCTCACCAGCAGAGACTACTTCAATATTGTCAAAACCGTAATATCCATGTCTTGCTTCAACACCATTATATTTGTTCAGTAGAGAATCAAACTCTGCAACTCTATCTGAACCAACAACCATTACGATTGCCTTATGTCCTTTATTGTGTAATGAAACTGCAATCTCAAATACATTTCTTGCTTTATCTACAATGATGTTTCTTGCGTGTTTTGGAAACATCTTCTTCATATACGCAACTTTCTTTGTATATGGAAGAGGGTCTTTCTTTGCGTTTTCAGAGTGAGATGCAAACACATAGTAAGGTGCGCCAGGATTCTTCTTTGCCTGTGATGCAACTGCTTCTAGTAATTTTTCGTGTCCTGTCGTTGGTGGGTTGAATCTACCAAAGGTAAATACACAAGTATCACCACGAGCCTCTCTTATTTCTGAAAACTTCTTCATTTATCCCATGCCTTTATCGCAGTAAAGTTATTGAAACTAAATTCCATTCTATCAACTAGTTTGACTGCATTGCCTGAAATTCTATCAATAGCAACATAACCTTCTGGATTAACAACCTTAAATCCGTTGGATGTTTTGATAAAAGTTCCAATGCTCTTAACTGTATTTAGTTTACTTACAATTCCCATCTTTGCGTCAACAATATGGTTTTGGAATGTAATAATGTTTGTTAAATTGCCAATATGTTTTTTGATTTCACGAACAGTTTCTTTTTTCTTTTGTTCTAACGCTTCTTTATTTTTTGGTGTTTTAAGTTTGTCAATATTCTTTTGAAAGGCATCTTCAACCCACTTGACATATCCAGCTGCATGGGCCTTAGGGTTAGTAATCTTCTCTCCCTTACGAACCTTTGAGTTATTATATGTCTTTAGAGATGCGCCTTGTAAGTTTCCAGTAAAACTATTTTGTAGATTAAGAAAACTATTAAGAAGTGATGAATTGATTTTTCTAAATGTAGAACCAGCAGAAGATAATGATGCAGTAACCTTTTCAGTTTCAGATGCCGTCATTGTAGCTTTGCCTGATACATCTTTATATGTTGCATCATCCATCCACACTGTAGATGGTTTCTGAAGTCCACTAATATTTGCACCAAATGATGCCTTCATATCTGGTAGAGAGTTTCCAGTGTATGTTGTGTGCCAAACGACACCAATCTTTGCATTCTTAATTTGTTTACCAAAATCAGAATCTACTGGAACTGCATATACAATAGTGTTTGGTTGGAATGTATAATAAGACACACCATCAATAGTTTCTGTAGATACATCATCAGTGAACATCAAGTCGCCTTGAAGAACACCTTTGATGCCCAACTTAGAAAACTCTGCAAGTGCAGTCTTGAATTTTGAATTGAGATTACCAGAGACATCTGCATCAATCTCTGCATTAGATTTATATAGCTTTGGATTTACATTGAAAACCGATTTCTTTGCAACAAAGAACCGTCCATCTTCTGGATCAATTCCAGCAAAGATTGCAGGAGCACCATCCCACTTCACGGTCATATTTACAGAGGAACGAGATGCACCCGCTAACATATCACGCAATGACCGAACAAAGTTGATAGCAGCACGGCCACCACCAACTCCGAAATTAAGAATTTCGTCCTCAATATGTTCTAGGTGTAGGTTCTTCCCACCTTTATCTTCAGCGAGAAATCCTGAGAAGTTTAGCATTTAACACAGTTTCCATTTACACAAAGTTGTTGTCATTACTATTTATAATAACACAACTATTCAACTATGTCAATTCTGCTACCTTTCATAAACTTAGGTAGAGGCCTGTCACCAAAAGGTTTGTTTTTAGTGATTTGCTCTGAAAGCAACTCTGCCTCTTCTTTTGTGTGAAATGAATACACAATATCATTCGTTGGGAACTCCACGACTTCCCAGCGTTCACCATTTTGATTTACAAAATATTTTACTTTCTTAAACTTTGATGTCCGAAAATTTCTCATAAGCCTTGTTCTTTCCAAGACCCACTCCGAAAGTCGTGTTATCAAATGCTGGTGTGTCATCTTCCTGTCCACTGTCAATAATGTCATCCTGTGCTTCCTGTTCACAATCGTATAATTTCATTCTCGCTCTATCAATACCTACAACAAACCTCTTGTTAGTGCCAGGGTCATTGTAACGATTCTTCAGTTGTTTCACCATTATCTGGTTGAGACTTTCCAAATCCTCTGTTGATATGAGAGCAAACATGAGGTCAGCCGTAGCAGGCAAACCAAAACTCTCTGATGTATCTTCCAAACCCACATCTGAGTTTGAGTAGCCTCCACGAGTAGTTTGTGTCGCTGACATAATCGGCACATTATTTTCCACTGCAAGCCCTCTAAGTTCTTCGGCAATCGCCTTGATATAGAAGTAAGATCCGACATTTGCATTCCCCTTAAATCTTGATGAGGCACAGATGTTCAAATAGTCGATAAAGATAATATCGGGTCTAAATGACTTTTTCAGTGCCAGTTCTTTAATCAAACTTCTGAAATGTCCAGTATGAGCAGATGCAGTTGGATATTCTTTGATAATCAACTTTCCGTTGGTCTTTGTTTGAATTTTGGAGAGGCGATCAGTGAACATCTTCTTGGGCAACTCGTGTAAGTCATCCATTGTAATATTCATTAGGTTCGCATCAATTCTTTCTGCAATACGCTCTTCTGCCATCTCCAAAGTAATGTATAGAACATTCTTTCCTTGCATGAGTGTGGACGCAGCCATGTGACACATGAACAACGATTTACCAACACCTGTTCCAGCAAGGGCAATGTTCAAAGTTTTTTGTGGTAGTCCGCCTTTGGTAATCTTGTTAAAGTAGTCCAAGTCGAACTCGATTTTCTCTTCTTTCTTATGGTAGAACTCAAATCGGTTCTCACCATCTTCTACATAATCATGTCCAACATTCTGATCGAAAGCAACAGCGAGTGCTTCTGATAAAATAGATGGAATTGCTTCAGCGGTTTGTTGTTTATCTTTCCCCTCAATAATCTGAATACCACTGAGGATGGCATTGTAGACTGCCTTATCCTTACAAAACTTTTCTGTTGTATCCACCAACCATTGCATATCAACTTCTGCATTGGATAGTGTCTCAACAATATCTAAAACAGATTTGAATTCATCTTCATTCAAATCCTTTCTATTATCAAGTTCAATAGAGAGGGCTTCTTTTGTTGGTTGATTGCCATACTTCTCTACAAACTTATTGATTTCTTCAAATACAACTCTTTCGTGACGATTAGAAAAATACTCTGGTTTGATGAAAGGCAGAACCTTTCTCGCATATGGTTCATTATATACTAGATTGCTAAGTGTTGTTCTTTCAATCGTCTGTGTTGACATACTGTAATTCATCCTTTTCTAATTGCTCTCTGAGAATATCCTGTAGAACATCCCCAATCAGTTGAAAGAAATCATCTCCCAACATATCTTTTGGTAGTCCGTTAGAGTCTAACACATCCCACTCAAATTGTAAAGTGGCAGAATCATTTTCTTCATCTTCTTTTACAGATACTTCTCCATACCTATAAACAACACCTTGATACTTTCCAGCCTTTGAAGTCAATCCAATACCTGTCCAAGTCTTAGATTTGTTTTCTACAAAGGTATACATCTCACGAATATCAGACATGGTGTAGATAACTCCCTATAATATATTTTGGTTTCTCAATTGGTTTTGTTCCAGCATGAAGATGTGTCCACATTGGGGGGAACATCAACATTCTACCTGTTTCTGGTTTCACTGCAATATCCCACTGAGGAAATGTTGTGTGTCCAGCTTTGTTATCATCAAGGTATAAAAAGAATACCAAAAATCTACGAGCAGATTCATAATTACCAACATCCACATGAGGAGCAAACTCATCAATATCATTAGGCAAATATCGTTTCATACGAAACTGTTCAAATGCAAATTGTTCTGGGAACATCTGATCGTTTACATTTGAATCTTTACAATACTTATCTATATATTCAAAAAATACTTGTTGTAGTCTTTCAGAAAAAGGATTCCATTCTGGATGTTTCTGTAATGTAACTTGTGTGAATGAACGATGGCCCTTCAAAGAGATATCCTCATG